ATTGTGAAATAATATCATCACTGTTAATTGGAACTTCTAAATCACCACATGTTGAGAACTTTATAAACCCATTCGCTTTAGCATCAGCATCATTGTTTATATCATTTAATTCACTTGTATTAAAATTAAAAAAGTTATTAGCACCGTTAGCAATATTGTTTAAATTATTGTTTAAATTGTTGTTTCCATTACCATTATTGTTAATATTACTACCCATTAAATTATTCTGGTTATTCAAATAACCAGCCATTGATCCGTTGGTGTCACCATTATCACCGTTACCCTCATTGCAGAAACCAAATATACCTTTTAATGCTGATATTGTCGATGAATTCTGGTTTATCTCAAGTTTACTCTTATTACCACCCAATGACAATGAACCACTTATTAAATCGGTTAATATTGCGCTAAAATTGGCAAAGTTAAATATGGGATCACAAACAGTTAAATAATCATTCAACCACAAAGAATATTGTTTATTTTTGTAATATGAACCAAATTTAAATATAAAAGTTCCTGAGTCTTTTGAGTATAAACTGAAAAGATCATTATTGTTATATTTAAAAACTATTGGTGATGATTCATTAACCAGTTGTGCTTCGTGTATAAAATAATTTACATGTTTAGTGATATCATTACCCTCAAACATAAGTTTACCGACAGATGTTTTTGGATCAAATTTTAATAATCCGAATGAATCTATTTCAGTTTTTGTCATGGGTATACCGTTGACAGAATCTGTTGTATATTTTCCAGGTATAATTAAATTTTGATCGCAACCAAAAAGAGAAATTAATGAATTTTTTATCGTATCATTAATTTGTTTTTTTTGTTTTACATCACTTAAAACGCCTTTGAGTATAACATTTTTAAACCCATTTTGACCTTTTGTAGCTTTGACTATTTCAAATAAAAAATCAACGAAATTGAGGTTGTCAATTCGTTTGCTTGTTGGGCTATCAGTTGGGTGAACTGATGAGCTATTAAATAATGAACGATATCTTGCAAAAATTTCGCTTTGTGATTTAGCCATTATTATTCGTATTCTTTGGTATTATTACCAGTTGATATCTTTTTGGCGTGTTCTTGCAACCATTTTTTATCATCGTCAGTCAAACCAGCATCAACAGTTGCTTCTGATGGTTTACCATTTTTGAATAGGATATCACCCTGTAACTTAATTAATCTTAATTTTTTCTCGATTGAGGAATCAATGATTTTTAATAATTCATTGGTGATTTTACCAATAAGGGCTATATCTGTATTTTCGTTAATATCTTTAGTATATTTCTTATATGCGGATAATGCCCTATTTCTTTCATCAACAATTTCATTATATGTTTCTTGCATTAAGTCTTTAAGACTTTCCTCGTTCAAATCTACCTTTCTTTTTTTGATTTGTGACATATAGTTTCGTTTTTATATAAATATCAGTCTTCAATAAAATCATTCTTGAAAACACCATATAAATCCTTAAAACGCTTCATACTGTTACGAATTTCTTTTGTTGAAAGGCTGGTAATGTTTCTAATATATAATAATATTAGATTTTTATTGAATTTTGGTGAGTTTTTGTTTTCTCCATCAGCGAACAGGGTTTCCCATTCTTCCAAAATTTTTATTAAAGAGTGACCAATTTTAAATTCATTATCGGTTAAATCCTCCGAATTTAATGTTTCTCTTATTTTATCAATGAGTTTATCCATGAATAAACCCACGTTAAAATAGTCTTCGTCTATTCTATATTTTTGATCTTCCCTGCTTATCAGTTCTGGTTCTGCTGTTTCAATATCAGTTAAAAGTCGATTCTTTTTGTGTTCTTTGATAAGTTCACCCCTCAAATAATTCTTACATATTGTACCGAAATACGAGTAAGATTTTTTGTTTTTTTCGGGTTTAAACTTATCAAATTTGGTCATTAAAAAAGATAAACAATCTGTTTGTAAATCATTAAATTCATATGATTTTCTTTCCAGGTGATATTTTCTTATGATACTTTCAATCATTTTTTCGATTGGTTTCATAAGATATTCTCTATATATCTTTGTTCTTTCCTCAACAGATTTAGCTTCTAAAAATAGTAAAACGGCTTTTTCTTGATCAACGTCATAGTAATTTTTAGATACTTTCTTCTCCATTTGTGATTACAGCATTTTGTACGGGTGCGTAAACCACATTCCTATCTTCTTTATAGTAATACTCCTTCTGAGCTAAATCCATCCAGAATTTTGCTTCGTCTGGCGAAATCTTTTCAGTGTCGTTATTCTTATAATTCCAGAACAAAGAATCGGTTCTCATATTAGTATGCTTATAACCAATTTTTGGTATAACCATTATCTTGTACCCATTTCTTGTGTATCTTAATAAGAATTCATAGTTGAAACTTAACTTGATTGATGGTTTCAACCCACCAGCTGCTAAGAATGATTCCTTAGTGATAACCATACCATCAATATTGATGTTTGGGTAATTCATTAATGTTTCATTATCAATCATACCCAACTCATCAGAAAAATTGTAAGCCCAGGCAGCTTCGTTTGAAAGCATTAAAAATTTATTTTGTTCATCCACATCTGAAATGATTGGTAAGAACATATCAACACCAGGATTTTTTTCTGTGTATTTCTGGACATTCTTGAACCAGTTAGTTGAGTATTCGTCATCGAACTCTAAGAAGCTAAAGTACTTAGTAGTTACTTGTGATGCTGCGAAATTTAATTGGCGCTGAAAGTCCTTTCCAGTAATGTTTTCGAGTACATCAATCTGATAACCATACTTAGTTAAATCAAGACCATTTATAAATTCTCTTACATCACCACAACCACATCTTACAATTACAACTTTAGAAGGTTTTACTTCGTTAAGTGTAATGCTATTTAATGCGATATCCATGTATTCAGCTGTTTTATCACTCCTTACTGAGTGTATTGGTATAATTACCGTTAAATCTAAAATATTTTCCATTATTTAATTATTGTTTTATTCTATTATTATTCAGCGTATGTTTTCAAAAATTCAGCTTTGACACCTTCCAAATTCTGGATTCTTTCATTAAAAAATTGTTCAAAGGCTTCCTTAGTTTTATTTTTAAAATCATCCATACCATATGAATTTTCAACACTTTTAGAAATGTTTTGTAAATTTTCAGGTACGTTATCTTCCAACCAGTTTTTAACATATGCTGATATTAAATCAACAATTTGGTTTTCGTCATAAACCCATATACCGTTATCATCGGTCATCCATTCAGGAATAAGGTTTGGAATTTTACCTACAACAGGTACGTTACATTTCATTGATTCAACAGGGAATGTACCGAATGATGATTCATCATCAATCCATACAGATAAACAACATTCCTTTAAATTAGTTGCAAAATCTTTTTCTGTCATTGTATGCATATCCCTAAAAGAAATAAACCTATAAATTGGATACTTCAAATAGAAAGTTTTAATTATCTTAGCTGCTTTTCTTGCATCTCTACAATGTATGGCAACAACAGGTTTTGTAAGATCATCAGTTGGTTTGAAATTATCTGATATTGCAACAGGAATTGTTTTTATATTTACACTTGGAAATATATCAGTAATCATATTAGCTATTGTTGCTGTTGTTGTTAAACAATTTTTAACCTTATTGTCCAAGAAGCTCTTACCTGGCGCATATGCATCCAAAAGATATTCAAATGATTGTACAAACAATATCTTCTCCATAGGAAGATTTTCAATTTGTTCTAAAACATTACCAAAAACTTCTGGTATAACAATAAAGTCATGACCACCCATAACCATATTATTTTCCTCAATTGAGTAATGAGTTAATGAGTCGAATTCACTACCTAACCATGTTGATGGTCTTATTGATTCTTTCTTTTCCAATAAAATAGCTGTGTTATAGCCTAATTCTTTTAAAGCTATTGCTTGTCTGTAAACGTTACTTACGCTCGCCCTTGCATTGCCTTTTGTGTCTGGAACCATAAATACTACTTTATGTTCCTTGTTTTTAATCTTGTTGATTGATGAGTCAAGATTTAATAAAATTTCTTGTGCTTTACTGCCCATTTTAATTAATTATTTTTTTTGATTTATTATCGTTATACCTATTTTTAACATCATCTAATATAGATGATAGCTCATTTATATTAAGAATAGTAAAATCAGATACATAATCAAGGTTAAAATCATTTTGTACCTTGATTATTATTTTATTTTTTCTTTTTTTCTTTAATAGATTTGGGTTATCTGTAACCAGGACATCACAATATTTCCAAAAATCTTTATATTCATTTGGAAATATGATTCGGTTAAAATTAAAATTTGCTTTTGATAAGAAGAACAACGTAGCGCATTTGGTTCTTGGTGATTCTTTGTTCATTAAAACAATCTCAGTATCCTTATCCTGCAATAGGGATAATTTATTGATCATGTTATCGTTGGTTTGTTCAGATCTACCGAATACCTCAAATGAGGCATCACTGTACATAAAATTATATACGTCAAAAGATATATCATCTTGGGATGGTGTTAACGAAATCCCAAAGTTATCTACGTTAAATTCATCCTCAGTTATTTCAGCCTCAATCTTTGGAAAAGATGTTTCCAAATCATAAGGGTTGATAGGTGTTATAGGTTCTTTACCAGTTAAAACCTCATAGGCTTCTGACAGTTTTTCTAAGTGATTTCTTAGAATATTGTTAATAGTAATGCCAATTATCATAAATATTTTTTATAAAACTATGATAATTGGCACTATAAGTAAATATTATTTATTCGTTTTCCCTAAATTTCTGTAATATTACCTTAATTATTGGGTGTCGTACAATATCGTCATCTGTTAATTCAACAGTTCCAAATTCTGGTGTATCGCTAAACATTTTAAGGATGTGTTTCAAAGCGCTTAGTTCAGGTTTTTTCATATCTATTTGTTCAAGATCACCAAGACAAATCATTTTTGAATTTTCACCTATTCTAGTTAATAAAGATTTTATATTCTTTTTAGTTATATTTTGAACCTCATCAACAATTATAAGCGCATTATCAATAGTAACACCCCTTATATAAGCCAATGGTTGTTCCACGATATAACCATTCATTTTTAATGCTTCGAGCATTTGTGACCCAATCATTTTTTCAAAATTACCAGTAAATGAATACATAACTGGTTCCATTTTTTCCTTTAAAGTTCCTTTAAGAAAACCAACTTCTTCGTCTTGAAGGGTTACAACCGATTTAGCTATTACAATTTTTTTAATATTTGGGTCGTTTTTAAGTATTCCAAGGGCTGAGGCACAAGTAACATATGTTTTACCACTACCTGGTGAACCCGAACAAATCGTAATGATATTGTCCTTAATTGAGTTCATTAATTTTTTTTGATTCTCAGTTTTTGCTTTTAACCTAACATTTATGGTTTTTAATATGTTAGCGTTATGGTGGCGGGTTATATCTTCAAGAATTTCATCTTGTTCTTCAAATGTTACTTTCTTTTTTCTACCTCTGCTCATGTATAATTTGATTTTATTATAAATATCTTCCATTATACCTAAATCGCCAAATTATAAATTAAAAAGATCTTTGAAAAGGTCGATGGTTGTTCATGCTTTATAATCAACATATATATCGTATGCTGATTTAATTAATATAACGACGTGATATTTAGCAACCTACGACTTTAACT